CTCGATACTATTTAGTGTTTGAATTTCCTGACGGTGCAGGAGGATTCTTCAAATTGTCCAAATTGACTTTTTGAGTTTCCATATCAATTTCAGCAGTTTGCTTTTCTTGAGCAACTGTATCAAGAGGATCAATAACTTGACCCGCCTTAATCTCATTATTTATCTGTTCACGCATCTCCTCAATTTCTTGTTCAGTAAACTGGAGGAGTTGACGCATTACATACTCTTGCGAGAAATACTTACCAACATAGAGATCTAATTTATCAAGAACATCCATTTTGGTTTGAAGCATTTCAAGGTTTGCCATTTCAGCAAACTGATTATCGTAAAGATAATCATACTGAATATGCTCTTTCATTTCTTCCCAATCTTCTGGAGTAATAACTCCTTTCAGAATGAGTTGAGTTTTCAGTAAATCATTTAAAAGATCAGAGAACTTTTTACGGAGACGACCTACAAATTTTGTAAATTTAATCTCATCTCTATTGATCTCTTCTGATTTACCGAGATCAAATGACTTGTCGCTTTCCAATCTTGAAGGAGGAACGCCAAGTGCTTTGTAAAGTTGAGTTTGGAAATACTTAATGTCAGTCAGTTCTCCAAGATTCTGACCACCTGGAAGAGTTGTGATTTCAGTTCCTCTACCACCTTCACGACGAGGTAACCAGAAATCTTCAAGCATTGACATGTGCTTTTTGTCATCACGGATCTCTCCAGTATTGGAGTCATATACCATCTTATTTCTGTAACGTGACATGACATCACGCAGGTATTGTTCCGCTTTAATCTTTGGAAGATTGCCAACATCAATGTAGAAAATTCTACGTTCTGGTGCTCTTGACAAACGGTAGATAACAATGCTATCCTCAAGCATTCTCAACTGGTTGAGATATTTAATTGCTTTGTGAAGATAACTCAGGGTCATATTTCTACCCTGATCTGTAATGCCAGATGCTACATGAGTAATAGCATCTTTTGCGATTTTAATTCCTTGGTTAGTATTGTTTACACCTTTAGCGTTATAAACAAAGAACTCTGTGACTTTTCCATAGTCATACTTGTTAAATTGATCTGCATCGACTGGGGGTTTTTCTACCAGACGTACCTTTTTAATTTTAAGAGGATCAATATAACGGAGTTCTAACAGACCCTTAGAAGGATCTTCCAAATCGATAACTTTATGATAGAATAATCTGCCATCGACGTACCAACGTCTAAAGATCTGATGAGCAGATTTATCAAAATCAAGAAGACGTTTGACATGATCAAACTCTTCTCTCATTCTATTTTTAATTGATTCTGATACTTCCAGATTAGACAGTTCTAATTCTACTGGACTATCGTCTTGATCAGTAACAATTGCTTCGTTTGTAATATCTTCGATAGCACTGTCAACTTCTGGTTGAAGCGCCATTTCTCTATAGCGTCTAATGAGATTAATCTCATCACGCTTCTTAGTATCATCAAGATCTACATAATGACCAAACCATCCCCCGTAAGGAGTGATGGTTGAAGTTGCATCGTTATCTGTAGGTGGAACAGGGGACGAAGCTGCCTTCGCCCCCTTCTTGAGATCCTCATCTTTAATTGAGAAACCAAATAGTTGCGCCATTCCAAATAAAAATTAACCGTTGTACTATTTAGTCAGGATCAAACGTTGCTTACATTTTGAGTTGAGAGTTCTTCAATGTTTGATGCATTTGCACCAGCATCGAAGTACTGATATTGGAACTCAACATCAAACTCTTCAATAGCATCATTGCTATCATAAGCAAGGTTGATTGCACCAACGTTAGTTGGCCAAGCACCAATCAGTTTGTATGCTCTCAAAGTTAAATTTGGATCATCAGCAGTTCCTGCTCCTGCTTCTTTGGACTTTTGCTCAATAATGATGTCGGTGAAATAAGCACCAACCAGTCCATTTTCTGAACCAAAATTCAGAGTACCGATGTTTTCATCAACTTTGTTACCAGCGTTGACCCACTTTTCAAATGCAGATCTAAGATCGAAATCTGCAGTATTATAGAAGGTTGCGGTCCATGCTTCATAAGTTCTATCACCAGGGATTTTCAGGAAGCGACCTCTAAAAGGAACTTCAATCAGACCCTGAGTGTGTGCAGGAAGTTGTGCTGTTCTGCAAAGGAATTCGGTCTTTTCCGAAAGAGCAGTTCCAGTTCCCACAATTGACTGTGGGAAGTTGATTCTTACCTGATACAGGTTGGGGCGAACCCCACCTGCTAATCTTGTTTTGAAATCGTTAATGCGACGTGCCATTGTTTTAGTATCTCCTTGTTTTTATTTATTTTAAACAAATCATCTAGCGATGATCTCAGAGAAATTAATACCAGTTCTAGTCGCCACGAATGTCAAGGTGATATAGTTGATAGAACGTGCTGGTTGGATATAAATTTCTGCTTGGAACTCATTAGCATCAATAACAGTTGAAGTGTTATTTGTTTCATCACAAACAACTAAGAAGTCATAGATGCCTCTGCGGGATTGTACATCACGAAGGAATGGTTCAACAATTCCTCTAAAGATGCTTCTTGTTGTTTCGTCGTTGATTTCAAAGAGTTGTGCTTTAGCAGCTTCTTCAATCGCCTTTTCAACAACCAGGAACAGTTTGCGAACGTTGATTCTATCGAATGCAGATGGAGTTGCCAGTGCGGTCTTGTCTCCGAAGAGAACAGCACCTTGTCCAGGGAACACTGCGATAGGGTTGATTCTGTTAGAATACAGTTCGTCTCTATCGGTCTTGCTTGGGTTCCATGCAAGTTTTGCTACGTTACGGATAGCACCTCTGCTGAATCCTGCTGGTGAGAACCATGGTTCGTTATTGATTGCGGTTGAAGCAACCAGACCAGCAACGTCAGTGTTGCAAGGGATGTAACGATATCTATCACTCCAGCGATCATAAACATACTTGTAGTTCGAGTCGAGAACTAAGTATGAAGTGCTTGCTGCCTCAGCATAGAAGTCCTTGATGTTTCTAACAATGTCACTGTTCTGAAGAACGGTTCCAGAAGTTGAAATAATATTGCCTTTGTGTGGAGATGCAAATGCAATACAATCCTTTCTCTCAGCAGCAATAGAAGCAAGGTTGCTTACTTTTGCCTTGGTGTCGTTCTCAGTGCCAGCAGATGGACCCATCAGTAAGTAGTCAATGGTGATAGTTTCTACTTGTCTGAAGAGATCGTATCCTGCATTGATGTCAGCAACACCAACACTATACTGCTCTCCAGCAAGAGCATAAGAAACACCATTAGTCAACTCGTATGACAGAGTTCCTTTTGGTTTGAATGCTGCGGTTCTCTCTTGATACTCATATACAGTATCACCGACATAGACATATGCACTAGCGTCGGAAACTACATCCTTGTAGTAGTTGGTTCCACCTTGTGGACCTCTAGCATTTCTTGCTTTAGAAGCATAAGTGAATGTCTCAAGGATGGTGTCCTTTGCACCGCTGATTGAACCAGTTGTATCAACAACTGCTACGTGGATTGCGTCTCTTGCTGCAGCACTTCCATAGAAGTCAATTGCATCTTGAGTTGCGCTAGGACGAGCAGCGATTGATGCCCAGGTTACGTTTGACCCTTCATACAGGCGCTTTGCTGCATACCATGCTTCACCAGTAGAAACTTCCAAAAGAGTAGTCGTTACTGAACCACTAGTAACACTGTCACCAACTGCAAAGGATTGTGCTGTTGTTGGTGAAGGGAGATATGCATCGCTATCTGTAGTATCGAGAAGAACTACATGAAGAACAACGTTGTCTGAAGAATCGGTGGTTACGTCAATAATCTCACCTTTCTTAGCACCGATTGCTACCGATCCACCTACTGTGAAATCTGAGGCATCAAATGCATTCTGACCAGTCAATGGAGTCAGTGTGAGTGACTGTTGTGGACCAGCGTCAATTGTGCAAACTCTGATTCCGTTACCCCAGGTTCCAGCAGTTCTTGCAGCATAAATCCAACCGTTGGTATTGCCAGAGTATGAAGCTTCATATACTTCATTGTTTGCAATTTTGATTGGGTCAGCAGCAATAGTTGCGGTAGCAGTTGCTGTTACACCAGGAGCAGCGATAACAACCGTGAGGTTGGTGAAATCTGAGTAATTACCAAAGTTGGTTACCGAAATTCCAGTAGCAACTCCAGAACCATTAATGCTAAGAGTTCCTGAGAAAGTTGGAGATGCAACACCACCAGAAACGTTTACATTATAGGTAGCAGCAGGATCATAGTTAGTACCACCAGAGGTTAAGGTAACTGCTAATCCTGTTGGAGCATCAATTGTGATTGTTGGTGCTGAGGTGTATCCTGAACCACCAGAAATTGTGATTGCAGTGATTTCACCATTAACAATTGTTGGTGTAGTTACTACGCCAGTGGGATCTCTACCACCACCACTTACTGTGATGTTTGGAGCAGAAGAGTATCCTGAACCGCCATCAGTGATGTCAAGAGTTCCAGTTAATGCACCAGCGTTGAGATTATCTCCATCTGCGGTTGCTGTTGCTGTTGTGCCTTGAGCAGCAGTTGCAATAGCGGTAACACCTACAGGACCCAGGGTTACTGTTGGTGCTGATTGATAACCACTACCAGTATTGGTGAGAGTAACAGCAACAACTTTACCGTTTGAATCCAAACTTGCAGTACCAGTTGCAGTGGTTCCACCAGCAGGAGGTGCAGAGAAAGTTACGCTTGGAGCAGAGGTGTACTTACCGTTAGTGGTTGAATTAGTAATAGTAACTGCATCTACACTATTACCAACTCTTGCTACCGAGTTCTTGAGCAGAGTATCGTCTACTCTAACTACAGAAAGAGTTCCGCCGTAGTTGAGGTAGTTGACTGCAGAGAGCCAATACTCAGCATTTGCCTCTGATGGTTCACCAAAAGTAGAAATTAATTCTGCTTCGGAGGAAACCGTAACAGGTGATCCCAGTTCACCTTTGGGGAATGGTGCGACGTATGCCGCAATGTTTGCATTCGCAATACTCGCTCTACCATTTGTTAGATCTTTCTCCCTAACAATAACGCCAGGGGAGCGTAAAGTTGCCATCTGTATCTCCTAGAAATATATCATATTTTCTAAATCTATTTATTATTTTGACTCACTCTAAGGGGGAAACAATGCATGAACGCCCTACCAGTCAGGATATTCCCATCTACCAAAGATATTTGTTACCATTTTATCT